GTGACTCTTTCCCTCCCCTGCTTTCGTGATGTTACCTGACGCATTCGTGCAAATTGTGTTAAATGACATCAAAGCCAGACCAGCAATCGTCGAAAGACAATGGACTGACAAGTACGGCGTCGCGCCTGAGGCGTGGACCAAGCGTACGCGGAAGCAGCAAGCCCTCCTCCTCAAGATCATCAGGGAGGAGGCAGCCGCTGAGGAGAGGGCCCGCAGACCAGTTGTCGTCTGGGGCGAACCAGCGGCCAGAGTCGAAGGGGAGGCCCCCCCTTCGAGCGCTGAAGATCGACCCTACCCGACGTGGGCGGAACGATTCTGGAACGAAGAGCTCGACGAAGCAGAGCTCCTCAGAGCAGTGGACGGACCGCAACCGCGCGGTCCTCCTCAGCCTTCTGCTGGACATAGATCCACCAAGTTACGTGGACCAGGCGGACCTGGAAGGAAAACGGAAAGTGAGGAAACAGATAGCGGCGAACATGCTGGAACAGGCGACAAGAGCCAACGACCCTATGTTCATGTCCCTGTCTATCTGCCGACGGGCTACAGACCTCTCTCTACCACCTCCGGTAGCACGAGACGTTACGCCGCCGCATTTGAAAAAGCCAACGCCAAGCGTGCAGCTAGGGCCGGCGCCACTGTCATCATCGCCAGCGGCACCAGCGCCACCATCAATGGCGTTGACTCGCTCAACATCACTACCGTCGCATCTTCCACAGGCGTGTACGCTGTCGCCACGAGCATTGGCGCACCCGCTAAGCGCGGCGGCCTCGGCTCCCGGCACAGGCGCACAGTCAACCGCCTCATCACCAGCTACAACGCTGCCTCTGCAACAGGTGACAACGGCCGTGATGGCTGGTTCGCCAGCCACCTCAGCTCAGCCACCTACTCTGAGTACCAGGAGTTTCGCGTGTGGTGGGAGCACTTCTTCACTGGTTGGCCCTTCCGCCAACACAAGGACGACAGGAACCTCAATCACTAGAGATTGTAGGTGCCCCGCGGATTGTTTGTTACATACCAACCAATCCGAAGGACCGTCTAAGTGGAATACGAGGAAGGGTGAACAAGCAACCAACTTCTGGCTCGGCAAGGACATCGCCAAGTTCGTCAGAAAGAAGTGTGGACCAACACAGGCTCAGCCTAATCAGGCCTGGGCCAACATGCCTCGGCCAGGACTGCCAGAGGCCACCGTGTTGGGAGTCGACGCGGATGGTAATAAGCTGCCGGACATCAGGCGGCCGTTGCCTCCGTTACTAGGCCCATCGTCAGTGGAAACGGCGAAAGGAGCATTCAGCGCGTCCACCTCCAAGCCTGTTAAAGCCGTGGCCAACACGACCGGCCGCATAACAGGCGTCATGGGAGACAAAGCCAAGGCCAGGTCCCAAAAGATAATTGACAACATTGACACTGAGCTGTGCCAATACCTCAGGACCGAGGCTCTCTTCAGACCTCGTACCCCTGAGCTCATCCTCATACTGAAAGGGAAAGCCATGAGGTTCCTGGACACGTACGACCTGTCACACACGGTCACACCGTCCATGCGATACCTATGGATCATTGCGGCACTCAAGGTTGCCATGTTGATTTCCCCAGAAGAAGACAGCTTCAGACAATGCCTTAAGGACCATGACCAGGAAGAACTGAGAAAGAAGACCACCTTGCTTCACAAGGAAGGCGTGGTGGGCAAACATTTTGACATCAGTCATCCTTTCTCAGGTCTCCACAAGGTTAGGATGGACAAGTAGGGCTGCCCCGGTCTCCCGGGCGTGTGCACGGCTAGGTTACTGCAACCAATGCCAATAGCTAGCACAGCCCGGCACCAGGCGGGGACTGGGGAGTGCGCAACGAAGCGCACGTCGAGGCGCATCCTTAGTGGGATGCCGACTGATCAGTTGGTGTTTACACACGCAGAGTGTGTTTGCAACGAAGTGATGGCCTTAAGCAATAGGCACCAAGCTCCTGCCCCACCTGCTCGCAGGGAGTGGAGGGAGCTACTCGTTGCACCTGGCATGGATGGCCAGGTTGAACCATGGTCGCGCAAGAAGGTGGTTGCGCATTACGATGGGGGCAAGCGATCCAGGTACGACAATGCTAGGATATCTTTGGAGTCTGAACACCTCACCGAGCGGGACGGCAACATACGCATGTTTCTCAAAGCTGACAAGTATCACTTTGATGAGGACGTACGTATTAAGGCACCCCGGTGCATACAGTTTAGGCGAGAAAGATATGGTCTAGAACTCGGAAGGTTCGTTCATGCTATAGAGGAGGAACTCTACCCTACCACGCTAGATTGTTCAGAGACACCGGTTTTTGCTAAGTGCAGAAACTTTGAGCAGCGTGCTAGCGACTTGTTGGCTAAATCCAAAGTGTTTGCGGATCCAGTCTACTTACTCTTGGATCAAACCAACTGGGACTCGCACGTTAATTCAACGCTCCTGGAGTATGAGCATCAGCTCTACCTCAGTAAGTGTCCCAACAAGTACTTCGCATTTTTGCTAAACATGCAGAAGCACAACAAGGGCGGTACACGTAACGGGACGAGGTTCAGCACCAAGGCAACACGCATGTCCGGAGACATGAATACAGCACTCGGCAATTGTGTAGTCAACTACGGACTGCTCTATACTTGGGCCAAGGAGGCCAAATTGCGGTGCTGCTTTTACATCGACGGGGATGACAGTGTTGTGGTCATGGAGAAGACAGACATGGAGAAGGCCAGGCTGCTTGACCCAGCAACCTGGTTTTTAAACTGGGGCATGGAAAGCAAGGTGGAGTGGGCCTACCAATTCGAGCACTGCGAGTTCTGCCAATGCAGACCAGTGTTTGATGGTTTGGCCTACCGCATGGTGCGAAACCCTGAGCGGTTTTGCATAAGGTCTGGGTGGACGGTGAACCCGCACCCGGAGGCCTTCTTTCCTAAGCTTGTAGCGTCAATCGCTAAGTGCGAAATGGCCACACACCCAGGCATACCAGTCGTCTTCCCTTTGGCGGCAAAGATGCTCGAGGCATCCGGCCTGCGCCCTGACATGAAGGTCTGGCGCGGGCTGGATTCATACCAGAGGGCCAAGCACGAGGCTTGGGCCCCAGACCGGGCACATCTGATCAGTAGGCCTATCACGATGGAGAGTCGTCTCTCCCTCGAGGCAGCATGGTCCATACCAGTCTTGAAACAACTGGAGATGGAGGCATCAGAGCTCCGGCTGGCGCACACCAGTCCGGAAGACTGGGCCACTTACCTGCTGCACTTCGCGGGCGACAACCATGTGGGGTTGTAGCGCCCGGTAGCGTAGACGTGGTCTGCACAGTGAGTTTCAAGCGAACATAGTGAACAAAGAAATGGAAGGAGTTGAGGAAGATTTCAGAGCAGGTAGAGGATTCTCCACCGAGCGATTGTCCAAGTACGCCAGAACCAAGTCTGGCGTGGCTTGGTTGGCAGAAGCACTGCACCCTCCGGTAGCACAGGACGACAATGCTGGCATGCCTGATCACGATTGCAGCACCTCTGCAGTCGTCAGGTACAAACCAGAATATACAATCACCCCGCCCACAGACGTTGGCACAGGCGATTGGTCATGCGTCGTTTATGTGCTGCCCAACCTGCAGGCGCTATCTGTAGTCCGCAAGTGGAAGGTGTCCACACCCAACACCGTACTCACGGAGTACGTGGGCAACCGCAGGTTTCCGGATATCACCACCGGAGCCCAGATGATGGATTTGGTAACCAGGCAAAGGCAAATCGCCAGGTCTGCGACATTCAGATTGGATGCCCCAGCTCTCAGCGACCAAGGAATGGTTTACTCTTGCCAAGTAAGGCCGGCCACAACCACTGGCTATGCCAATCTCAACAACGTTATCACCACGCGGCAGGACAAGCCAGCTAGCAACCTGGCCATCGCGCACAACTTTCAAACACCTGGCGACGTTACTGAGGCGTCCGCCAAGTCGTATACCGGTCATGCGCGTGATGGATGCTACATACCAATCGCCTTCTCTGAGCCAGTTAATCCATACCGGTCCTCCGTGCAGGTAAATAGGCCTGACACTGAGTTGTACCAGCGCTTCATTGACTTCCTGGAGGACGATGACACCACAACCAGCCTCCAACTATCCAACGGGCTCCCGTTTGCAGATGGCAATATGGGGGTCGCCTTGTTCACTGGCTTGTCCGCTCAAGCGACTATTGAGTTGAAGAACAATGTGGTGTTCGAAGTGATACCAACATCCAGGTCTACCTGGATGCCGTTCCAGACACCGGGTGCCACACCAGACACTATGGCACTTGACAATTACTTCGTCATCAGGCACGCCATGCCAGACGCATTCAACGAGGAAGCCAATTTCCTTGGCGCCCTCGCCGGTCTTGCGTCTACAATTTTGCCGGCTCTTGCTTCCTGGGCGGTACCCAAGATTACCTCTTGGTTGTCCGCTAAAAGCACACCAGCAACACCGCCGCCCCTGCCACCCCGGCAACCAGTGGCGCCAAAAGCATTGGTTGTGCCACCACCCAAGCCACCTCGACTCAGTATGTTACCAAAACCTGTCGCCCCACCGAAACCGACCAGACTAGTAGCGGTTCGGGACGAGGACAGTAGACCGGTCAGCAGGTCCAGGTCCAGGACCCGCAGACAACGTCAGCGCTAGGTGCGAGGGAACCAAGTCCGCCTCTTTCAGGCGCTCGTGCTGTGGGGCGGCACGAGCGTGGCGGCCAAGCAGCCCACACTCCTGTGACTGGAAAGTCAAGGGGTGCCAGCAGACGCGAAAGGGCTAGGCCCGGGGTGTGTCTGCTTACACTATTGGCTCTGGCCTGGGAAGGCCAACAGTAACCCC